TAAATATATCATTATCTCGTCTAAATCCCCCCGTACTACTAGAAATTCTAGGAGGTTTAGGAGGCGGTTGAATAGCTGCTAAAAATAAACTAGCAGCTATACCTAATGCTAGTTGTCCAAAAGTAGTAACAGTAATAGTAGTTCCTGTTATAGTTGCAGCACCAATGCTCCCCGCAGAACTCCCCACAACAGATAAAGTAGGGGTTAAAGCTATTCCGCCAGTATAAATTGTTAAAGCTACTATAGCTACCGCAGCTACTATCATACCAATTCTACCACTGCCTTTTATTAAAGGAACTAACTTAATTATCTTTCCTTTAGCAGGTAAAAATAAATTATCTAAAGACAATAATTTACCGTCAACTATTAAAGCTAATTCTGCATTATGATATAAATTTATTTGTTTGAAAAGTTTATATAATCCCTCAAATAAATCAATACTAGCTTTTACTAAATCGTAATAAGTATTAACATCTATAGATATTTTATCTATATTATTGGTATATTTGTGTAAACTTTTATGAAAGTGTATTGTTCTCATTTAAATGTTTTACTTCAAAAGGTTCATAAATTATAGTATCTATAGTTTTGTGTCTCCAATAGATAAAATACTTTGTACCAAATCCTACTAAAAATTTGTATTCATCAAATACTGTAGAAGGGGAATCTTCATCACTAGGTATTGGATTCTCATCACCTGGATGACTATGTACTATACCCCAAATATCGTCTTCATAAGTATATAAAGCTACAGGATCTAATATAAAGCTGTTTTTAGGATCACTTGAAACATTATCACATTTTATATATTTAAATTCTTTTGTAATAATACCACAACTTTCTAACGGATAGCTAGATTGAGCATGTAATCCCATATCTTTCATTAACTGTTCATAAATTCTTTGCATCTAAAACACATATTAGTATATTGTTTATATGAATTACCATATGTAGCAATATAACTAGTTTTCCCTTCTAAAATCATTAACATTTTGTTTTGCCCTAAATATAAAGCACAGTGGTTAGGTACGTTACTAGCTCCTATAGTCATAATAATTACATCATATTCTTTCAGTTTATTCTTATCTACACTAACCCATCCATTTGCTTCGTCTTTAAAGTTATTTAATGGATTAAATTTATGACTATCTGCTTTATTATACCAATTTCCTTCTAAATTACAAAAAGTTTTTGTAGTATAATCTCTTGTAACGCCTGTTTCTTCTTTTATTATATGTAAGGCTAAATTAACACAATCTATACCTTTAATAATATCATTACCCAGATGTTCATATGGCAGCCCACAGTATTTTTTATACTTTTCTATAACATCCATAGATTCTACCTTTCCAATAATCATCTAATGTTTCTAATCTAGACTGAGAATCTTCTTGTAAATGAAAAAATTCTAATCCGGATATGTACATTCCAAAATGAACTATTCTACCTTTCTTATCTTTAAATAATATTATATCAAAACTTTCTAAATCAGGCAAATTTATTTGTTTAAAGTATTCAGTTTCCTTAGATATTATTTGTGTAGTAAACTTTTTATGCCAAAATTTGGATACTTTTAAGTCAGTATCTAATCTATCTAAAGTATCTATTAAAGGCTTATTTAATTCATTTTTATATATTTTATTAATTATAGAAAAACAATTATTTGTATAATAATCGTGTTGTATTCCTAAATACTTTTTTATAATTTCTTTAGCTACCATTTCTTTAGGTAATCCCCATTCTTTTGTATAGTAATTAACAGTCATTATCTTGGTATAGTTCTTCCTGTACCTGAAAAAGCTCCATAATGTCTAAGATTATTTCTCAAATCACATGCTTGTCTATTTTGAGCACATATATCATCTGCTTCATTAGCTACTGTCTGATTGTTGATATCAAAAAAACCGTTAGCAGTTTCAGTAGAACCAGGAATAGTGCCTGTTCCACTACTTGGATACTGACATTCATCTCCTTTGTAAATCCATTGACAAGTATTTTTAAAATACTTTCTTTTAGGTACTTGTAACTTAAAGAATTGTAGAAAGTTAGTTAAACTAAATACACCTACTTGTTCATTTAATGCTTGTAGATTGTCTATTTTAAATACGTCTTTAACAAAAGATTCAGAGTCAGCATTTTCATTAACAATGAATAGCTTATCTCCAACAGATACATTTTGTCCTGGATTATTATTATCTAATATTACAAAATCTCCGACTACATCTAATACAGTAAAAGTTTGTGCATCAGCATTACTTTTTACAGAATCATTTACTCTATAAGGTAATCCGCTAGACACATGAATACTATTACTAGTAATAGACTGTACTATTCCGTATTCAGGCCAAACATCTAAAAAGGTAGCAAAAGTAGATTTAATTTCTACAACTCCACCTAATAAATCTCTAGTATCTCCTTTAGTTTTTACCCAAGTATCTCCAAAACTAATTGTGTCAGCATAATTCCAGGCAACATTATTGCCACCTTTTTGATTAGCTATTGTAGCATCATAATTAGCATGAGTAGGATTTGTTCTAGGATCAATACCATTCACAGTTTCTCCATTAACTATACCTGTTACGCTATTACTACTATTATTACCTGATAAAAACGGATCTTCTACTAAAGTAGTTATTAAATTATCAAAGTTGGCTATACTAATACTAGTTTCTCCTACTTCACCTTCACTGGAAATATCTATTCCACCACTATTTACAGGATAAGGAGTAAAATCTTTATTTTCAAACTGAATGGTATAACCAACATCACTAGCAAAATCTCCTCTGACTTCTGCAAATCTAAAAGGTATATTTTCTGGCCAAGCACTACCTAATCCTTCATTACTAGGATTATCTCCTTCAGTAGGAGGATAGAACTCTCCTGGATAGTATAAAGTATATAATCTAACTAAAGGTTGTTGTATAAAGGCATTTTTTTCAGCAATATAATTACTAGGAGCTACACTTGTTATATTAGAAGATATTATTACTGATTCACTATCGAATGAAGGAGATACATAAGGAGTTATATTAGTATTAGCACTTCCTCCTGTAGTAGTTATAAAAGTAGTATTTACAGATTCATTGTTACTAAATTTAATATGTGTATTAGTTAACTTAACTTTTACAGTATTATCTTCTGAATTTACATTAGCTATAATACCTTCAGCAGTAGTATCTACTCCTATAATATTATTTCCTTTTGAAAATCCGGTTATACTATCTAATGTTAAAATTATATCATAAGTTCTTGAAGTCATTATATAAAGCTTTCCTTTAGTCTTATAGTTACATCATAGTAGTTATCAATAAGGTTACTACTTCTAGTTCCTTTATGTTGAACATCTAAGTTTTCACCTTCAAATCTAACAGTAACATTACCTATACCATTAATATGATCTAAATCAAAGGTAAATTTCTCAAAGTTACCACTTCTAGCATCATAAAAACTTTGTAATGCTTGTTTTTCTATGCCTGTTATATTTGTATAAGTTAATTCATAAGTTCTTTTTGGTCTTCTACTTCTAAGTCTATAGCTTTCATATCCTGCCTGGCTTTCGAAACTGACACTATCAAAAGATCTACCTTCAGAATATCCTATGTCAGGTTTTCTATCTGCCATACTATCTTTTCTAGAAGTGTATCTACTAGTACCTGAAATTACTCTAATTTCTAAACTGCTAGGAGTATCTAATGCAGGCGATATATCTATACCTACAGTTCCTAAAGTAGCACTAGGCCATGTATAAGAGTCATTAGGCTGAACAGTACCATCTACTATAACAAAAATTTGTTCTTTAGCACTTGGTATAACGTCAACGGGAACTGCGAATGCAGTATCTACACCATTAATTATATAAGTATTACTATCTACAACCGTAGTACTAGTATTACTGTAATTAACAGTATAAAATTGATCTACAGATTGTATTTTCTTATATTCGCTAGGTATTGATAAGGATCTAAGAGTTAAGTTACTAGCGTCGGGAGCAGTTAAAAAATTAACTGTCCCTCCACTATTACTTAATGTATAGGTAGTAGTTTCTTGAACTATACTATCTACTATGGCAAATACTTCTCCTACAGTGTTAACATAGACTCCTAAATTAAAGTCTGTGGTAGCTCCTGTATTAGTAAATTCTACACTATTTAAAGCAGAAAATACATTTTCTGCACTCCATGATGCGTCATTTGGATAAGTTGCCATTATTTTCTCATTCCTTGTATACTTTTTCTAATAGGACCATTGTTACGTAGATCAGTTGTAACAATATCTATTACTATTTGTTTACCGTTAAAGTCTACTTTAGGAGTACCTTCAGTAGTTTGAGGGGTTCCTTTATTAATTATATTAATTTGCGGAGTCATTCCTCCAGAACCATTTCCTCTGTTCATATCTCTTACATTGTTAATACCAAGTTGTTGAACCGCTCTTTTTCTTAGAACAAATTCTCCTGGCTCTAACATAGCAGGAACACTATCTCTTTTAGCTCCCCCACTAGCAAAATTTTCTACTAAACCTCCGCCAGCAAAAGCTTTAACAGAACCTCCACTTGAGAATAAAGCACTTAGAATACCGCTAGCAGCGTTAGAAAGATTTTCTACGATTAACTTTTGAGTAATATCTTCTATTAATTTAGTGATAATACCTCTAAATAAGTCCCTCATAGCGTCTCCAACAGTTTTAGTACCATCAATAACTTCAGTAAAAATAGTATTAAAGAAATCATTAAAGGCACTAGTTAAGTTATCACTAACTAACTCACCTAAATCAGAAATTATATCTTTTTCTTTATTAAGAGCATCTACTCTTTCTCTATGAGTTTCTAACACTATTTGAGTTTCTGTTTCTAGACCTTCAATAGTATCTCTTAGAATTTCTTTTCTAGCTTTTTCAGAAGCATCTAAATTCTTTAACTCTTCTCTTAACTTATTTTTTTCGTTTAAGATAGCTTGTAATTTAGCGTCTCTTTCAGCTAATATAGATTGTTCTCTTAATCGTCTTAGTTCTTCTTCTGTATCTAATAATTGTTTTTGACCATTAATTTGCTCTTGTATATTTTCAGTTCTATTATTAGTATTATTAGTAGTTTGTTTTCTTCTAGCATCAAATACAGCATTACTAGCTCTTCTACTGGCTTCTACAGCATCTCTAGCTTCTTTACTAGACGCAGTAGCAGTACTTGATAAAGAAATAGGAGTTAATTTACTAGGATCTGTATTAGTAGATATAGCAAATGCCTTTGCTGCTTGATTAAATATGTCAGCTAAATCTGCAGGTAATTTTTGGAAAATTTCAGCTTCTTTGTCTAGTACATTTAATCTTTCAGTTATTAAATCAAATTCTGCATTTTTAGTAGCTTGATCATTAGCTATTTGCTGTAATTGTAGCTTTTCTTGATCCATTAATAGATTCTTTTGACCTTCTAATTGACTAATAGTATTCTGAATTTGTTGTTTAGTTAGTTCAGATTCTTTATTTAAAATATTTAATCTATTAGTCTGCTCTTGATTTGCTAAGTTTTGTTGTACTACTTGAAGCTGTAGTTCTTTTTCTACTCTTAATTTCTGAGCTTCGATTATTTGTCTTTCTTTTTCAGAAGTTTCTTTAGCTAGATTCTCTCTTATTTGTAATATTTTTAATTCAGTTTTTAAAGAGGTATCTTCATCTCTAATAGCTCTATTTCTTAATTCTTCGTTATTAGGACCAAAAAATCTACCGAAATCTCTAGCTCTATCTGCTCTTCTATCTCTAGCTATAGTAATATCTCCCTGTCCTCTTGCGGAAGTAAGGGCTCTATTTCCAGATCTTTCAATACTAGATTTTTCTCTATTTAATCTAGCTATAGTAGCATCTAATATTAACAATTCTGCATTAGCTCTTTGTTCTGCTAGTTTAACACTTTGCTCTTGTATATTAATTTGCTCTTGCATAATAGATAATTTTTGTTGTTCTATCTGCATTGTATTAGAATTTCTAGTTTTCTGTAATTCTAAATCAGCTTGTTTTTGTTGTAAAGCAATTTGTAAATCTAAAATAAGTTTTTGTTGAGTTAAAGATCTTAATCTTTTTTCTTCTTGTTTTACTATTTTTTCAGATTCTAGTATTAATTTTACCATAAATCCTATACTAGCTTTTATAGCTGTATTAGCAGCAGTAGCTAAATCAAGTTGTTCTTTGTCTAATTTTTTACCTTTTCTTTGTAGTAATACAAGATCTTTACCTTTATCAATAGTTTCAGTTATTAAGTTAGCTCTATTTTTAGCTACTTCTAGTTCATTTTTAGCAAACTCTCCTTGTAAATTAGCTTTTCCGCTAATAAATAAAGTATCCATTAGTTTAATTTCTTTTCCAAGTTGAGTATTCAGATCTTTTTGAAATTTTTCTCTAAGAGAAATAGCGTTAACTTCTCTATTTATTATATCTAATCTACGTTTTAATACTGCTATAGTATCTACATTAGTTCCATTTTCAGATTTTAATGCTTCATTATATTGGTTTTGTGCATTAATTAATCTAAGACTTGCTGCTTCAGCATTTATATTACCGCTTTCAAGTTCTCCTATAAATTTCTGATATACAGCATCACTAGCTATTACGGAAGCTAAATAACTTTCTTGTCCTTTAGTTAATATTACTCCGTTTTCTCCTAATTCCCCTATTTTTTGACTGATACCATCTAAACTAACAAATACTTCATTATTATCTAAAATATACTGTTTAGAAGCAGTAGTTAATTCTTGAATAGTAGTACCTGCTATTTTATTAACTTGTGCAAATGCAGGAGCTAAGAAGGTAGCTTCTTCATTTATTCTTCTGATAGCTTCAGCTAAGGCAATAGAGTCATTTGCTAACTCTTTCATAACTTTTTGTTTTAGCATCTCTCTAGCTTCATCTATATTTAAAGATTCTCTAATAGTTTCTCCAGCTTGTTCAGGTACTTTCATACCTGAAGAAGTAAAAGCTTCTTTTTCTGCTGCAGATAATCTAATAGTAGATCTACTAATTACTTTTCCAAAATCTGAACTTTTAATAGCGTTAGAAATAGAATTAATTATAGATTTATTTACATCTTTAATTTCATCTTCAGAAAGCAAAGCTGTAGCACTAGCAAAACTACTACTAGTAGTAGCATTACCTATAGCTTCTAAAGTTCTATTTAAAGTCTTAGCTTCTGTTACTAATCTTTTAATAAAATCAAAAGCTTCTCCTAAAAGATCTACACCAAAAGCTTGGCCTATAACTTGAGATAAGGCAGTAATTATACCTACTATACCAAGAAATCTACTAGCTAAAATACCTACTTGAGTAGCGAAAGCCGCAACATTAGTTGTTACTTTTTTGAAATTGTTAGCAAATCTAACAGTTCTAGTATTTATACCATCTAATTTAGGACCTGTTTCGTCAATTATTTTGCTTATATTTTGCTGTCTAATTTTAGCTACTTCTAATTGTTCAGCTATTCTTTTATTAGTTTTAGCTTTTTCTTTTAAAACAGGAATTTGACTATCTAATAAAGCTTTTTCTTGTTTTAATATGCTTAATTGTTCTACAGCTTGAGCAGCGTCAAGATTACCAGATTGTAAAGCTTTAACAGCATTGAAGGCTGCTCCACTACTACCTTTGGCTACTAATTTTCCTTTTCCTTTGGTAGCACTTTGAACAATATTACTTTCAGCTATATCCTCTAATATTTCTTTTGCATCAGTACCTTTTAATGTCATATTAGCAAAACTATTAGCAGTTAATTGTAGTTTAGCAGCTAAGGCACCTACACCGCTTGCTGCTAAACTAAACGCTTTAGCAAAAACGATTGAAGCTAATGCTCCAAACGCTAATAGAGCATTACCTATATCATCACTGAAAAAGTCTACAAAAGGCTTTAAAGCATCTGCTATTAATGTACCAAAAAATGTACCAATATTTAATATAGTAGCAGAAAACTTTTCTAAGCTTTCTTGAGCATTACCAGTAGTGGTATCAATATTACCAAATTTTCTTTCACCTTCTGTAATAGCAGCATTAACGAAAGCTTGACGTCTTTCAAACTCTGTTAACGAAGTAACAGATCTATTTAAAGATTGAGCATATTTTTCTACCGCAGGATCAATTCTAGTAAAGATACCTAATTCGTCTAATAGTTCAGGTTCTAATTTAGAAGTACCTCTAATAACACGCTGTAAAGCATCAGTTAGATTTCTACCTAACGCTCTACTAGCTTTTAAGGATACACTAGTTAATCCTTCTATCTGAGTTTGATTAAACCCAGCAGATAAGGCAATGTTGATATTCTGAGCAGCTTCTGCCATAGTTAACTGACTTTTAGTTATCTGTTGTACTTTAGCAATGATAGCATCACCAGACTGACCAATAGCACCAGCTAACGCTCTAGTACCAGAAATAATTTGTTCTGTTTGAGCAGCTTTTTGTAAAGCAGAGAATGCTTGTTGGACGGCGAAAATAGTAGCGGCAGCACCAGCGTATGCAGCAACAAGACCTCCAAGCCCATTTGACTGAGCTGAGAAGTGTCGTCCTGCACTAGCACTTGTTTGACCTAATCTTGTTTGTTGCTTATTTAAGTGTTCTGTTTCATCTCTAATACCTTTAATTTGGTCTCTAGCACGTTTAGCGCCTTCAACATTAAAAGCTAAGTTGATAACAGACTTAATTGCTCCCGCCATTATTTTTATCTCCTATTTTCTGCCTTCTCTCTTTCTTTACTAACATGTTTACTGTATTCACTAACTATTAATAATAACAAATTAAATACTTTCTTATAGTCGTATATTTCTAATAATTCCATAAAAAAAGATAATTCAGAAAAATCTTTACCGTACCATCCTATAGCAGCTCCATCTAATTTATCTGGCAATACATTAAATAAGTTTAATGCTTGTTGAGATTCAATAGTTAAATTTTCATAATCAATAAATTTTTCTTTATCTCTTTCATATAATTCATTAACATCCCAACCCATTTGCTGATATAGTTCTATTTCTTGATCTAAGTCTATTTTCTTACCTCCAACAAATTCTTGTTGAAGATAAGTTTTTAGTTTTTTACTTCTTCCTCTTCTTTTTCTTCTTCAAAGGTTGATATATCACCCATACAATCAGTAAGAAACTGATCAAATGTAGTACTATTTTGAAGTAAGTCCAAAGCATCTTCTTCAGAATATTTGATTTCTTGTTCTGGATTTTCATTACTAATATCTACAGGCATGAAATGTTTGAGATGCTTAAATTTTAATCCTCTCCAACCTTTAATAGCTGCTTCTGCATATAACTCAGTAAATTTATCATTATCAATTTCTTCATCAAATTGTCTTGTGCTTCTATTTCTTTTTCTTACAATACAAGCATTTCTAATCTTTGTTAATTTTTCTCTATCTAAGTAGCGAAGAGTAACAAAAAATCCTGGAATTTCTGGATATTCTACCTCACTTAATCTTTCGCTTACTTTTACTTTACTAATAATTCCCATTCTTTTACCTTTCTATATAAAAAATGAGCGTTCACACGCTATATGACTCGCAGGTATGGTGAGGGGAAAACCATAAGCTTGTCTTAAACGTGTAAACGCCCTATTTATTTTGTTATCTGTTAAATTAATCCCCTCAGATTATATTAACCGTGATCTACGTAAATATCAAATTCTCCACCGTTACCACAACTTGCTTCCGGTTCTTGTGCTTGGAAAGCTACTTGGATGCTGATTACATCTTCAATGGCGTGAGTAGGGAAATCGTATTGAACTGATGGATGATAGAAAGCTACATAAGGGCCAGTTGCTCCACCAACTTTTAAGTTAGCATTGGCACCGGAACTATGGCTTACTCTGCTATCGTTAACAATTTCACGTAAGAATCTTGCACTTTCATTATCTCCATGTCTTAAATAAGCACTTAAAGATCCAGTAACAGTTCTGCTTCCAGCAAAGTTACCAATAGGAACATTAAGAGTATTTAGTTCTTCTGGAGTTAAATAAGTAATGTTGTTGTTAATAGTCCAACTTAAGCTAGTAACAGGGAAGGTATAGCTTACATCTGCCCCACCTTCTGGTGTGTGGTGTAATTCTACAGTAGATAATCTATTTTTAACAAATCTACTTGTAGTAATACTTCCTGCTACGTTATAACTTGACCAACTATGGAAACTAGCGGCGTTACTTAAGTTAGCTACATTACCATTAGCACTTACAGAAGTACCATCATTTAGTACACCACCAAAAACGCTAACAGCATTATTTCTTTTAACTCCTGTTAATTCAATTAAGTCAGTTCCAAAACCGCTCCAAGTAGTAGTAGCAATACTATCAATAGCCGCATCTACAGATGCTTCATTAATAGCTGCGTTAGCTATTTGATAGAAAACATTATCCATTTTAATGTATAAATGGTTTTCTTGAGCTACAGCAAAGTTAGGATTATGGCTGCTAGTGTTAGCACTTGCTGCTCGTAGAGCAGTAGTGTATTTAGCAGTATCCTGCCAAGCACTTCTTTCAGCAGTCCCACTTGCTGGGGCAGTGTTATTTAAAGCTGCCTGCCACATGAACCAATCTGCTACAGGCTTAACATTACCTGTGGATGAAACATCAGTTCCATCTTCTGCATTTGTAGGTCTTAAATAGCACTGGAAATTCCATTCTGCTGGATTAAAAGCAGTATTATATCTTTTTACGCTTCTATCAGGAGTTAAACCACTTTCTAATGTGGTAATATCCTGAGTAGTAGCACTTTGTGATACAGCATAGCCAGCTAAAACTTCTATTTCCCAAGTGTTACTTGGTGTCATAGCAGTTACTGCTGCGCCGCTGTCAATATCTACAGTAGAATAGAAAATCTTACTATCTCTTTGTAAATTTAAATTACAACTCATTTTAAAATATCTCCTTTATAAAACATATCTGACAATAAGAGTTAATTCTCCTAACCCATAGCCACCACCGTCTTCATTTTGAAATAAACCCTCATCTGTACTCATAGATTCTATTATTATATCTTCTATTCCTTGATCGGGATTATCTGGTATGTTATAGATAACATGTTCTATATCTTCTAATAAATCATTTACCTCATTACGAGTATTGTCCGATTTATGAAAAAATCTTATGTTAATAGGCATAATACCTTCTACTAAATTAGCACTATTATATATTCTTTGTTCTACTCCCCCCAATACGTAAATACTAGGAAAATCATTAATACTATCAAAAAACTTAAATCCTCTATATACATTATTAAATACGCTTTGCGTATAAGTATAAGAGTTATCAAACGAAGATACTTCTCCGTCTATTAATTTTAGATTTTCTATTATATTGCTTATTATATTATTTCTTTTACTCATTTAAGTATACCAAATTAATTTTTTATTACAAAAATTAATTTTTTAAAATCCTTTAAATATATTGAATTTGTGTCCCATAGCTTTCACAGTAACTCGTCTAATACTGCTTTCTATAAGTTTTCTAGGGTCTCTACCTGTAGTTTCATGAACTATATAAATCGGATTATAGAAATAAAGAATAGCACGTAGTTTTCTGCTATAAAATACTTCTATACTTTTAGCAAATCTACCTGTTCTATAAGTAAGCACACTATCTGACAAAGGTTTTCCGCCTACAGGGCCTTTTGGCATTCTATTAATAACACTTAGTTTAACTCGTCTACTTAATTCTTTTTCTGAAATACCAAACATCATAGTGTCAAAAGCAGTTAAAGTATCCTTAACAAGTCCTTTTTTACGCATCATCTTCCTCCTCGTCGTCTTCAAAGAATTCATCTGTATCGTCGATAATATTTAAGTTACCAATTATTTCCTCTAACTCATCTTTAGTATGAGTTCCTATAGTTATTGATAAAATTTTGGTATTTACTCCATTTAACAAATCTGATATAAAACCTTTTTCTCCTTTAGGATGCCTTTTAATAGCAGAAGAAGTAGCTATTTCTACATTTCTATTATCTAGTATGCTTCTAGACATATGAGCTTGTAACCTCTTTAATATTTTTCCCATACTAGATCCGTGTACTCCTATATCTACTTGATTAGTTTTAGTATTGATTCTAACAGATAAATCTTTAGAAGTTAATTTATTTTTGCCAACATTAGCAATTACTACCCCAAATTCTCTTCTCTTGCCATCTGTAGTTTGAATAGTTAAGGGTAGTGTAAATAAGTTAATCTTTCTTAAGAAACTATTATTTTGTTTCATTTTTGATATTATGTTTTTTTTAGCTAACTTTAATTTCTCAGGATCTTTTTTTAATTGTTCAGCTATATGCTTAATACCTCTATTTTTAAAAGTTGCATCCCCTTTTCTTATTGAATCTACTACTTGCTTAGTTCTTGTCCCTTTTTCGCTATCTTTCAAACTAGATTCAGATAAAGTAGTACCACCTATTTTAAAAGACATATTACCTCTAGAAAAAGAACCATCTTTGTTAGTATCTAATTTAAGCGCTTTATTTTTTACTTCTAACCCATCTACAATTTCTGGCAACATCGGTTCACTAAACCCACTAGTACCTTTTACTCTACTAAAAGAACTAACATAAAAAGCGTTAAGATCCATATTTCGCATCATTGCACTAGTTTTTATATCTGCCATACCACTAGACGTAGTATTGGTGGCGTTACGATAAGATCCTAATTTAAAATCTTTAATTAAAGATCGTTCGAGTCCTTCCCCCATTAAAGGGCTTAGATTACCACTGCCTGTTCTTCTCATTACCTTAGCAATTTCTTCTTTTACATCATCAGCATTTATATCATATATTAAAAATTGAACCATTATAAAATCCTATAAAAATCTAATATTCTTCGTATATGTTTAGGGAAATTTCCGCTTAATGGAAACGAGTTCTTATTTTGGCCTTCAAAACTGAAACTATCAGAACTTTGTTCATTTTTATGAATCATTTTAATATAATCTAAACAAGCTAATTTTAAATCTTGAGGAACACTAGTATATCCGGCACCATAAGTAACTTTAATTCCTTTAGGATAGTTATTAAAAAAAGGATGATTACCTAAATCTAAGGTTCTTACTGCTTTACCATCTTCCCCTATTTTCCTAATTTCTCCAGTTTCTTGATACCACATATACTGTAAATTTGCATTAGCATTAGCAGTAGGTAAACTACCATCACTATTAGGCCCATTTAAATTAGAATAAGTATTTCCATCGTATTCTGCTACTACAGTAACATTATTAACAGGTAAATTATCCACAAAAATGCTAATAACACCCCCATCAAAATACTCAGTATAAACATTTTCAGTAATTTCTTGATTACAATAATTTCTTACACTGGCACTAACATAATTAATAATATTACTAAGTCTAGCATCAGAAGTATTACTATTTATTTCTAAGTAATTTTTAACTTCGTCTAAATCTACTAAACTCATAATTAGTCTCCTTTTTTGTTGCTGTAATGTATTTTCTGATACAAACTACTAACATTACAATCTACTTTAGTATTTAATCTATTTTTACTTTCTTGATTAACTTTCCAATCATCAAGTAATTCTTCGATATTTAAATACTGTCTTTTACTTAAATATTTAACTGCGTCTATTTCGTCCCTTATAGTTGTTGGTATCATTATGTACCCCTTTCTAAATAAGAAGGGAGGATGTTGCCATCCTCCCTCCAAAAACATATAACAATATACAGTGATTTAAGTATTTCTATTAAGAAATAGCTGCTCTTACTGTTTCAGTAGTTGTTCCTACGTTGGCTCCACCGCTGTGACTTAAGGTCACAGTACTTACAGGACCAGTAGCGCCATTATTAACAGCTCCACCGGCAGTAAAGTAAGCGTTGGATGAAGTATTTAAAATACTGAAATTAGTAGTAACATTAGCATTAGAACTATAAGCTCTATCTACTCCTGTAGCATCAACGAAATCTGCCTGTACTGACATAGTATTACCGTGTGCGATAACACCAAAATCTGCATTAGCTAGAATTACGTTTTTTAACTTAAGAGCAACACTACCACCTGCATCTGCAGGACTACCTAATTCGATAGCACCTTTACCAGAAGCCGCCATACTGTTACTACCGTAAACGGTCATATTTTGTAAAGTTACAGTATTGGCTGCAGTATTAGATAGAACTAATCCGTTTAGAATTACGTCGGCTGGATCACCAACACCTTCTACTGCGATATTATCCCAAGAAGCACTTACTGCATCGTAAGTTCCAGGATATAGTCTAATAGTAGATCCCTGAGTTAAGTCTACGCTAGGAATATCTCCAATGGACTTATACTGAGCGTTATCAGTTAGCTCAGGACTTACTTTATGAATGAATTTCTGTGTCATTATTAACCTCCTTATAAAATCTAGGAGGGAGATAACTCCCTCCTAGTTATTATCAATTATTACGCGCTACGTACTACGGATGCAAAGCTATAGTTAGTTGCATTTAGAGCTGGAGCACTTGCAGTACCTGCAGTAGTTAGAGGTTTCATGTCCCAACGAGTTGAGAAGTATAACGCGGTAACTTCTGTACGAGGCTTATATTCGCTTTCAACCTGCATAGCACGTCTTTCAGCAATTTTAAACCCAGGCTTGTAGATTAGAGCACCAATCTGTTCGTCACTTGAACCAGTGTTGTCTAAGAATTCAGTTACAACGATAGGAATACCGTAAACTGCTCCAACAGAACCTGTTAGATAAGTAGCGTTTGTTCCGATTTTGTCCACAGTTCTGAAATCAGAAGTCTGAACTAATTCGTTATATCCTTCAATAGTTGTTAAGAATACTAGATCCTGACCAAGCATTAATCCGTATTTACCTAATTTAGCTCTTGCGCTAGCAATGTCAGCAGGGCTAACTTGCTGAGTAGCACCAGTGTCAACTCTTAGGCCAGAGATATCATTAGCATGAGTAACCATACCTTTAATAACGGAGGCATAACCACTACCAGCGGTAATTGCGTTAGTAGGAGAAGCAGTAAATCCGCTTAAGCTACCGTCACCACGTAATAGAGCCTTATCAATGGCACGAGCCATTCTTCTAGCAGCGCTTCTTCTTAAGAAGTCCATTAGAGGCATAATAGTATCTTCTTGTTCATCTTTTGATAGATGGGTAGCAGCCATGAATTTGTGAGGAGTAAATTCTACTGCTCCAAATGAGTGCTGATTACTTACAGGTACTCTGGTAGTATCGTAAGCACCAGTAGCGAAAGTTCCGCTAGCAAACTGTGCTACGTCTCCATCAGTATCTTCGTCAGCAACAGGAACTCTGAAAGTTCTTGCGTCTACTTCAAATCTTTCAAGCATAGGAGCAATAATTAACTGTTGTTCCATTTCTTCAAAGATAGTAGTTGAGAAGTTACTTAAGAATGCATCTACAGTAGTAACTGCTTTTAATTTACTAGTATGTTTAGTATCAAATAATTTTTCAGTGTCAGGTAATTCTTTAGCTTTTGCATATAAATATAAGTTAGCTAACTGAATATTAGAATACTGAGATTTTGCAGTCTGAGATTCGTAAGCTAGTTTATCGTTCTGATAAGCCTGAGCTCTTTCAGCATTTTTCTTTACCTGCTGTTCTAGCTCTTTTACTTTCTCGTCTAAGGAATAGTCTTCACGAATAACAACGTTGTCGTCATTCTTTTTACCTGTTTCTTCTAAGGTCTTTAGAAGTTCAGCAATTCTATCCCCTAGTACTTCTATTTTAGTAGAAGCATCAGATTTTGCTGTATCCACAGTAGATGTGTCCTGAGTTTTTACAGATTCGTCTTGTGATTTGTTAGAAGTATTAATTACTTCTACATCATCAATTAATTGTTCTGCCATTTCTTTTTTCTCCTTGTTAGCCACTTTATGGCCGTATGATATTAGGTTTTTATTTCTGCTATCGGACTCATTCATTTCTAATAGAGCTTCTACTGTGTCGCAATAGCGGTTAGCTAGCTTATAGTCGGCATCTGACCAATTTTTGCTAGATACTAAATTAATAGTAGTATTTAAAATTTTCTGATTAGTGTCTCCCTGATCTTTTACACTATATAAATCTATAGTAGACATATTAATTAAATTATCGAAACGATCTCTAATAGATTTTCTATCTTGATCTTTTAAGTTTTTAATTTCTTTATGTTCGATAACGGAAATATCATAATCAGTTTCTAAATCCCATCTATTAACTAATCCTAAAGAACTACCTTTTATAGAAATTTCATTGTCTAAGTTTTCATTATCTAATGAAATTTCCTGTAACTTGAAGTTAGGGTCGTCTACAGTGGCAATTTTTTTAACAGTAAATCTGTTGCCACTTATAACTAAATTATCCCCTTGTTTAATTTTACAAGTATCAGCATCTAATAAATTAACAAAAGGAATTTCTTTAGAATAATCTTCTACTTCTTCCTCTTCTGCTTCAACTTTATTAACTTCTTCTGTTGTTACTTCTTTGGTTACTTCTTCTTCTTTTTTAACTTCTTTGACTTCTTTGACTTCCTCGTCAACAATTTCGTCTTCATCCATAAGAACGATCTCCTTTGATTCTGCGTTATTAGCAGCTTTCATTGAAGGTCTTGTAGAGTCTTTCCAATCTTTTATTGAGTGTATATGACCTTCTTCCTCTTGAACCTCGAAATTGATCACCGCATGTTTATGCGTCACTCCGTTGCTGGAATAAGTAGAAACTCCATCTCCATTTTCATCTACTTCGAAACTGTGGTAATGAAAAATGTTTTTTGAGTCATTTTCAGAGCTACCTATTCCTGCTTTAAAAGAGGTTTCAAAATTTTCTTCTTCATCAATGATTTCTTTAATGAAATCTTTGTATTCTTCATCAGTATCAAAAGATTTTCTAATACTAAATAAACTATCTTGATTAGCTGGAACACTTACTACACTGATTTCAAATAAATCTAAACTTTTAATAAAATTAGTATCAGTTTTTCTATCATAAGAAACTTTTTTTGGTAAGAAACCTACGCTAAAAGCTTTTAATGCACCATCTTTGATTAAGGTTTGTATTTCTTGTTTTGCACTAGAAATTTCTGCCTCAATATATAGACCATTTCTGTCTACAGTTACTTTACTAACTCTACCAATCGCGTCACTTCTATTATGTTGATATAATAAAACTGGATTTTTTCTAAAGTTTTTTACACCATGTACCCAAGCTTCAGGTACTATAATATCTTTAGTACGATCTTTAGAAGTAGTATTAGCATAACCAGCAATCTTAAGCTTTTTACCTTTTGTCAGTGATTTTATTTCTTCACCGATTAAGTTAAATGACTTATTCATAAATTTTCTCCTATTCAGAAGACTCTTGAGGCGGTCTTCCTCCTACGCTGGGATCAACATTACTTCCCGCTATGTTCTGCGGAATTCTAATACAATCACATTGTTCGTCATCCATTGGCTCTAGTCTTAGCTGTTTTCTAGCCTCGTTAACAGTAGCAATACCGCCGTTAACTAACATGCTCCAATATTGTGCCTGACTTTTAGCATCAGGTCTTAAAGCCGTTACTTCCAGTGTATTAGGTTTAACTTTTACATCTGGCCCAAAAAAATGAGCAAAAGCACTAGCAAATTGATCTAATATAGGAATTACTGTAAATTCAAAAAATAATTTCTCATTAGCACCAATGTTAGCGTTATTACCACTTCTTAATAGAACATAAGGAACACCTAAAGCTTTACTCATATCTTGTTGTAATCTATCTACACTGTTTTCGAAATCTAATTCTTTGAAGTTAATATCACTAAACTTATCAATTTTTAAACCACCATCTAAAATGGCAGGACTTCTTGATCCGTTAAAGAAACTGGAATAATTTTGTCTCCACTGCTGAAGAACTCTTTCTTTAATTTTAGCACTTAACATATTATCTGTTGTTAATACTAACCCAGGTACTGCATTGTTCTTAAAGAATTGTTGTTGAAAATTTAATACAGAATAATAAGTATTAAATAATGTTTCTAAACTAGCTAACCTACTAGTACCTCTATGAATATCATCATCATCGTCGTCTTTCACATGGATAATTTCATCAGTATTAAAATAAATGGTTCCTTTAGAATTAGTTTTTCTTGGATTAAAAAACCCGAAATACTCATCATCCATTGGAGTATATTCAAAATGAGATACTAAGCCTTTCGTATCTCCTACTATGGATACGTTGTTAGCAGGTAGTAAATAAATAGCACCAGCTAAAGAATCATAATAGAAAAAAGCATTTCCGTCTAAAATGAAATCTAGAAAAGCTCTTCTAAAGAATCTAGTTCTATCTTCAAAAGTATTAGGATAAATATTAATTAGCTTATTTATCTTTTTAGTAGGACCTCCGCCCTCTACTACAAACGGAACACTAGCACAACCATTAACTATTAAAGTACAACATCTATTAATGATTTCTACTTCTCTATAAGCCTGCTTATAATCTTCAATATTAGCAGGTCCAGAAGTTGAAAAAGATCCTAATATAGAAGGAGCATTAGGACTAACTTTTTCACTTATCCATTGTCTGGCGTCTTGCCACAGACTCATAGTATTTCTCCTTCTGAATTTTTACCCAATTCTTTATTTTAGGGACCATACTATTAGAGTATGTTTGTCCATAAATGTTATGTAATCTTTCATGATGAGCTTTACACAAAGTTAAACAATTTCTATCATCTAGTTCTTCTTTATGATCTACCATGAAATTATATCTACTAGTTCGTATTACGTTTACATCATCTTTATCTAAATTATTTTTCTCTAACCAGGTATGAAATAATTCACTTAAACTGTACATATGATGTAATTCTAAATTACTTTTCTTATTACATATGTAACAGCTACTTTTTTTTCTGTAATTTTTCTTTATAACGTCACGAACGTATTTGGTGGGAACTCTTTTCAATTTTTCTACCTTTTTAATTATGTTTTTATAATAACACACTCTTTACAAAGAGACTATTTTTTATTTTTTAAGAACTCTTTTTCTTTTTTAAAGTAGCTTTATTAGTCTTTTTGTTGTATTTATAGCTACTTGCAGGATTATTAGAAGCTTTAGCAGCTCTGTCTTTTGCACGCTGTGCAGGTGTCATACTATTTCTTTTTTCGCCTTTTTTTGTCAAATCTAAACTCCCTTTTTTTAATATACCAGACTTTTGTAGCTGACTTACTGCTACGGCTCTACTGTTTTTAACACCTTTAGATCTTAATTGTCTAGTTAATCTTTCTAAAATTTTAGGCATCGTCTTCCTCCTGTTGAGACTTACTCAACATACTATCAGCTAAGCTAAATATTTGTCCATTATTTTTAGCATAAGTATATATAGCATATCTAATAGCATCACACATATGAGAGTGATCATCGTGTTCTGGTTTTTGAGTTTCAGTTTTTAGATTCCATTTATACCCTGCCATGTCATTGTAAACATCTAAAGCATCAGCATGTATAGTTAATTTATCATTTTGTAATAAGGTTTGTATAAAAGCTATTCCATCATTAACATTTTTCATAGCTAATTCACAATAAATATCATAATCATATGCTAAATCTTGTTTAGTTTGAGCACTAGCACTATCAATATAAATCATATCTATATTATATTCATCTATTAATTCTTGAATAGCTTCTGCGTGTTGACTAGTACTAACGTTATTAGCCTTATAACTAGCTAACACGTAGTACTTATCTTCTATTATAGCTATTACACACATAGCAGTATCATCTCTGAACCCCATATCAAGTCCAGCAATAACATCTATTCTATAGTCATCAGTATTTATTACTCTATCAAACTGATGTCTTTCTTCATCCACTTCATAGATTTGCCCTTCGAACACGGCCCAGTCACAGTAATATTCTTGCATAAAAATATTTTTAGGAAGGGTTTTCTTAGCGTCTTCAATATCTTTTTCCTTAAGCATTTTATTAGTATACCAAGGAAATCTAGCACTACCCCACTCACTATATTCAGGATCTTCTCCACGATTATAATAAGTATATAGATAATTTAATTTACCTCTAGGAGTGCTAATAAATAACGCTCTACTGTTATCGAAGGTGGATAGAGCAGGTCTTAAATCTCTAGTAAAATATTCATCATCATTGATAATAGCTGCTTCGTCAATAATTAATAGATGGGCTTGACGCCCAATTAAGCTATCTCTATTGTTAGCAGATAATAATCTAAATACACTACCATTAATTAATTCTACTATCTTATCTTTACTATTAAATTTTACAGTTTCTAGTTTTAAATCTTTAATAAAATCAGTAACATAATCCCAAATAATACTACTTAAGTTGTAGTTAGGCGCTACAACAATTACTTGTTGATTTGGTTCTAGTAATTTAGCTAGAGCTATAACAGCCGCAGCCCAACTTTTACCTGTACGTCGTGCAGATATATGCACCCAAAATCTGTTAGTTTCTAATCCTTCTATCATAGCCCACTGACTTTCATTGAATTCTAGTGGTACTCCAGGATTATATTTATTGGGTAATTTAGATAACAACTTAGTTATCGGTAATTTAATAAATCTATCTTTAGCCTTTTTAGGCACTTCATCTGGTATTTCTGTTACTTCCATTATCTTAATAATTTTCCTAAATCTATTGATGCTTCTCTTAATTTTTTACAGTATAATTCTTTTTTGTACTTCATAGGATAATTTCTATCAAAAGATATAGTTACTTCTCCTATTAAATAGGGAGTATTTATAGGAACTGCTATAGCTCCTACTTTTTCCTCTCTAAGTTCTTCTGTTACTATACTGAACTGGTCTACACTTATTCTGACACAATGACCTTTTAATAATTCTTTATAATAATAGGCTTTATCAGACATAGGAACATTTACATATCTATCTGTTATAGTATAATAATTATCAGGAAATACATCATGAATTACAGTTAGTAAAGGTTTTTTAGTTTTGTCATTGTTAGAGAATATAACTAAGGAAACTCTTCTTACATCAGACCCTATTGAGTCGTATAAATTGTTTAAAATATAATCTATTACTAATATATTTTTATTCGCTTTTTGAACAGTACTTTCTATTTTGCTAGAAGTTATTGATAAAGATACAACTAGTAAAAATACAGCAGCGGCGGTTAGTATATTGGAGGTTAAAGATAATACGGTATTAAGAGATAAATGAGTAATTTGCTTCTTAAAGGTCATCAGATAACCTCTCCATTTTCTTAGTATAGTCTTTCAGTATATCTATAACTGAACTATCTACTTCTTGTCTTCTAGTATAACTTATAGATATAAAGCCAATTAAGTAATTATTAGCATATACAGGACATTTAATATCTAACTTAGTGCCTACTTTATTCATTATATTTCTTAATAATAAATTAGTAGTATTAGAAGTAGTTAAATAACATTTCTTCTCTAAAAGTTTTTGTAACCCAACTGGATCTATAGATAAATGAATTTCTTGTAGATCCGTTATACTATTACTAGTACCAATAGCTATTTGTTGATGACTTGCACTATAAAATAAAAATGCTACACCATTTAATCCACTTTTACCGTTATGAAACTTAAATAAAGTAGCTCTATCAGATTCTGTTTCATCTAAAACTCTAGATAATAATATATTAATTTTTAAATTTCTTTTTATGTTATCTTCAAGTTCTTTATCTAATTCTTCAGAAGTAGTAGGATGATCAATAATCATCATAACTTTTTCAAAATTATCTACTCCTACATATATTAAAGCAATCATAAAAATAGTTACTATGCATATTATACTAGTAAAAAATATCTTATATAAACTAGTATTTTGTAAATAATTAAATATAGGCTCTAAATTAAGTTTTCCTAACATATTACTGGGTTCCTATGTGTTTTAAAATCTCCTTAACCAGTTCACTTCTAACTACGTCTTCTTTATTAAAAGTTAAAATGTTGACTAACTCACAGTCATTTAAAGTATCATTACAATAAATCAAACCGTTATTTAACCTATGAAGGTCACTACTACTAGGATCTCCATTTATGACTACAGTAACATTTTCTCCGAACCTAGTTAAGAACATCTTCATTTGTTCTAAAGTAGTATTTTGCGCTTCATCTAATATAATAAAACAATTAGATAAAGTTCTTCCTCTTAAGTATGCTAGAGCAGCAATCTCTATTTCTCCTGTCTCCAACATTTTATGAACCTTTTTAGGACCCCATCTACTTTCTAAAGCATCATATAAAGGTCTTAAATAAGGATCTAACTTATCTTCTATAGTACCTGGTAAATAACCTAATTTTTCTCCAGCATCTACTGCAGGTCTTACTAATATTATTTTATCTATACTTTGACTATCAAAAGCTTTACAAGCTTTATATACTGCTAAAAAGGTCTTGCCAACACCTGCAGCCCCTAAAGTGATAGTAACTGGAAAATTTTCTATACTTTCCATATATATTTTTTGATTTATATTTAAAGGTCTTATATTCTTAACGTAATTAGATTTTTCAAACTTCTCGTTATTATAAGATTTTTTCATTAATTCTCCTGACTTAAATCTCTATGAACGCCTGTATTATTAAAAGGAATATCATAGAACCAGTAATAGTAGGTTAAATCTCTTACATCAGTAACTTCATAAGCTAGATGATCTAATGCTACTGTTTTTGTAGGTAGATATACTAAACATACTGCGTGATTTGGTCTATCATTGCTTCCATGTATATTACAAACTCCTACACTTATGTCAGAGCTATTTAATATTTGTAGATCATTTATTATATCACCACAAGTAATAGCAAATCCATCACAATCATCCTTGAATCTTAAGTTGTTATTAACCATTTCCTTATAGCTTCTAAAATCTTCAGATGTTTGGAATTGATCAAAATCACCTACATAAGTAAATAGATTCTTTACTTTATTGTATATTATATCTAATTGATCTAATATTTGTTCCTCAGTCATTATCTTTTTTCCTTTGCGCACAAAGACTCTACTCTTGTCTTTTTGTTTGCGCACATTTTTATATGTCCTATACTTGTATTTACTACTGCTTTTCCTGGTCGAAAAGGCCCTGTTTTTACTGGGTCGCAGCTTGCTAAAAATACTAAGCATAATATAATTATAAATTTCATTAATCTGTTAGCAAATCGTTCATTAGTTTATCGTAATTATTAACTTGTATGGCTACTGCAGGACCTTGCTTTTCTTTAGGTCTTATGCTAGTTTCTTCATCTTTAAGATGTTTTAACCAATCTAACAAGTCTTTCTTACTAAGAACGCCTGTTTCCTCTGCTTCCTCTAATTTTTTATCAATTACTTTATTTATTAAAGCTAATCTTTTATTTCTATGTACATATCCCTGAGTTAATAAAACTCCATTTATATAATTCTCTACTTCTTTTTTAGCTATAATGCTAGTCACTAAGTCTTGAGAAATATCATACATATTAGATAGATCTTCTACGCTTATACCAGACATATGATCATTAGCTATAGATAAATATATAGGATCAAGTTTAGGAGCTTCTAAACTTTTAACTAAATTACTTTCTAATGTGTCTGTTTTGATTACTACTTGATTATCTCTCATAATTAATTTGAACCTCTAAATTTATGACCCCAAATGGGTCAAATAATCCTTCATCTGTTTCTAAAGTTAAAACTCTGCTATCTACTACACATAAATTTCGTGAACTTTCTCTGTATCTAAAACTATTAACAACATATTCAATATCGTCTACAAGCTTTTCGCAATCTGTAATTACATCTCCACTGCTTCTTACGTACCCTCGTATGTTTATACTTAGAGTTCCATATTTAATATTAGAACCACTGTGAGTAATACTATCAACTACATTATAAACACATACGCAAGGAAAATCATTGATTTCATCCATGAATTTATATTTATTGAATACATTATCAAATACATTTGATTGGTATGTGTAGGGCTGTCTATAAGCTAAAGGGCTAGTATCTGTGCTAGTATTTATTTCTTTTAAAGCGGATACTAAATTAGACAAAATTTCTCTTCTTTTCATGGTTTTTATCTTATACAAATTTTAAGCATGATGCTAATTTTATTTTTTTATTTTATTGCTTGATACACAAAGAAAATGTATTCTAATAACTAATTGAAGGAGAAAAAATATGAACGAAGTGGAAGAAAGTTTTTCAAAAATTATAAAAACAAAAAAATTTAACATTTACTTATGCGGAAGGCAAACAGGCAAGTCTACTTTTTGTAGACAACAAAGAGTTAGGAACAAAGAATTGGCTAAGAGAAGAGTATGGAATTATAGATGACGCTGGTAGTAGGTAAATTTTATAAAGATAAATTGTATATGTGTTCTGATAGAATAAGTGCAGAATCAGATTCAGGAGAATTCTTCTTATTAAATGAAGATAAAATTATACAATTAGGAAACTGGTATATTGGATATTGTGGTAGTTATTTATTAAGAGATATTATTAAATATAGATTAACTAACTATAAAATGTTTAACAAGAAATGCACAAAGAAAACATTAATAAAAAAGATAGTACCAGAAATACAAAAATGTTTACAAGAAGAAAAAGCATTAAGCAATTCAAAAATACCTGGAGAATTGTTAGTAGGTAGTTCTGCAGGATTATTTGTTATACAATGTGATTTTAGTGTTCTAGAAATAAATAGATATGCCATTGGAGCAGGTAATAAACATGCTACAAGTTTATTAGCTAGTACGAATTTTAGTTGTGAAAAAGTTATTAAAAAGGTGTCAAAGATAAATGTATTTGTAAGTTGCCCCGCAAAGCAGAGACTGATTTTTGAAAAAAATCCCAAATAATTTTCGGGGTGAGGGGCGATCTGTAGTTCCACAACCTCAAGTCGTAGAACCGCCCTATGCGTTGGACGCATAGCTGGATCATGGTTATGCGTTCAGTGCATAACTACCAGCTATGCGTCCGCTGCATGTCTAAGCCATGCGTTTATTGCATGGCTTAGGCAATGCGTGCAGTTCGCGTTTAGCCTTCTGCGATGCCGTTTCCTTGCAACGACAGAACGAAAATTGGAAACGGTGGATGCGGATAAACGTGATTCCGCCGACACGGTTCCACGACACGCGCGGGAATAGCGGAATTTCAAATATCGCGATTGCGAGGATTGCGAGGATAGCTAGAGCATACAACATAGCGTTTAAACGCCTTTCAATGGGGGCAGGACGGGCGCTAGGCTGTATCAGGTATGATACAGCCTAGCAGACGTGTCACGGGCGCTGGCCGATGTACCAGACCGCATCGTCAACAGCCTTTTTTGCCGCTTCTGCGCGCGTAGTAAGCCATGCGATATGTTCCACGCTTGCGCCGCGCTCTACCGCTTCTTCTAGCGTTATGAGCGCCATAGCGGCGCCATCAAGCAAAACGCTGCGGATAGCGTTCCATTCGTTGCTTGTCATGTCGTCCAGATACTTAAACTTGCTCATAACTATCTCCTATGTGATTGACTATCCCCACAATACAGGATTGATCGGACGTTGCAACACTTAATTTCACCACGACGACCACGACGACCACGACGACCACGACGACCACGACGACCACGACGACCACGACGATTGTGCCATCCAGGCGGACGATTGTGTCGTCCAGGCGTACGATTAAGACGATTCGACAAAGCCAGGCAATTATCGGCAATCAACGTATTGACACCTAACGCCGTTGCTATATTGTGGTGACAGTCAATAACACTTATGAGGAATTTAGCTATGACCGACGTTTGGACCTGCCGCGAATGTGAGACTGAAAATGACGTTGAAGCGGACCCGCGTAACGCGCGGGATTGCCGTTCGTGCGGTTGTGTCCGCACGGAATCGTCATGGGTTGCAGACGCTATTGCGTCCGCGTCCGCCCCTGTGATCGTAGACAATACGGTTACGCTTTACGATTACGACGACGTCGTAGTCGTCACGCGCCATATGGCGCTTGTGACCTATCTCGAACTGACTGGCGTAATTGAGAAAGACACGCCCGTTATACAGCACGCGACGGCGGAAGCCGTCGCGGGTCGTCATATCATCGGCGTTCTGCCCTATCGCCTTGCGGCATTGGCACAAAGTGTGACGGAAATTCCGCTGGACGTTCCGGCAGAATTGCGCGGAAAAGAATTGACAATTGCGCAAATTCGTGAATTCGCAAGCGATCCAGTGACCTACAAAGTGGCTCGCCAATAAGGCGAGTCACGCAAGAGTCATTCGCGTCTATCACTAGATGCGAATGATTCTTAGCTGGCGGCGCCGGCCACATACGGATTCCCACACTAGCAGAATAGGCTAGAAATGTATCATCGTCAATACCTAAAATGCAGGTCTATCACATTTTTTTCGATTCATGGTTTGTCTATCTTTTGTTCTATTTTTGTTCACGATTTGTTGCCTCGGCACCGAACAAAACGTGAACAAAACGTGAACAAAGCGTGAACGAAACGAGAACAAAGCGTGAACAAAGCAAAGTCAAGGGGAACAAAACGTAAACAAACGGGCAACGGTAATTATACCGCACAATGCCTACAACCCAGGGTGGTGCGGTAAACGGACCGGATTTTACCGATTCGGTATATACGCCGCACAATATTTATTTTTACACACAGTCATTTTTATTTACCGGAAATCCTGGCGAAAAGATAACAATTTCAATGGGTTACGAATTACCGCATAACCTGTCAATACCAGCCAAATTCCTCTAATGTTTTCAATAGCTTATGTGTTGCGTATCTTAATTTACCGTGTATACTTGAGTCACGGCGCGCAATTCTGCCGCTGTTTTCGGAGGTTGTTACAATGGCTTATTCGATCCGCTCTACCGAATTCAAGGAAACTGCCCGCCGTGTCCGACATGGTGGCGCGACAGTCAGTGTTGAAGCCCGAATTGACGCGGGCGAATTCACTACCGCCGCTGCCGCTGCACTCGAAAAGAAAATTGACCAAGCCCGCGCCCGGAACGGGCGCAAATCGGCAATCCGCGCGCCGCACAATTTCTCTAAGGCAATCCGCCGCAATGTCATCGGCGTTCAGTGCCATTGTGGCAATCGTGCAGACAATGCCGATCACATTGTGCCGATTGAAGCTTTCGGCATCCTGAAGGCTTCAATGCTGCCGGAGATTGCAGCTTTTCTGAATGATGACA